AATTAGAAGAAGCTATTAAAGGAGATGATGAACTCACTATTAGAACTGAACTCAAAGGTGGCGTGGGTAAGTATGGTAGGTTGCTTGGTTGGTTATACATTGGCGATGATCTTGTATCACTCAACGAAGCAATGATCTTGGAAGGATATGCGTGGTCATATGATGGCGGTACAAAAAAGAAAGACTTTGAGGAACTCAGAGAGATTCGTAGATCATTGGGTACGTTAGATGCAGGGTGATAGTAAAAGTCAGGTCATAAATCTCATAAGGATTGTAATCTTATTCCAGTTAGGAATAGTAGGTGCAACCATAATTGGATGCTTTTTGCCTGGTGCAAAACCATGTGATGCTGATGTTAAACAACACATAGCTAACATGATGACTGTTATAACTACTTCTACGTTCGCTTTATATGCTGCAGAAAAATGAAAGATTTTAAAGTTCCAGTTGCTATGGTTACATTCCTTGCTGCCCAAGCAGGTGGTATGGTATGGTTTCTATCAGGCATACAGAATAGAGTCTCACTTCTTGAAGGACAACGACTTAATAATGTAGAAGTCACAGCAAGTGAGAACAGAAGATATATCAGAGAGGTTATTATGCCTTCTTATAATATCAGTGACGCATGGGACAATCCACACTATAGAATGTGGATAGATCAAGGTGGTTGGTCTGAAGTTAAAGAGTGTAAACATGATTAAGTAAAATGCCAGCGACTAACGATGTATATCTTGGTAACCCCAATCTAAAGAAGGCGGGTACTGAGATACAATTTACAAAAAAACAAGTACAGGAATGGATTAAATGTAAAAGTGATCCATTGTATTTTGCATGTAAATACATTCAAATCATTTCATTGGATGAAGGTCTTGTACCTTTTTCAATGTATGATTTTCAAAAAGATATATTAATGGATTTTCATGAAAACAGATTTAACATTGCAAAACTTCCTCGTCAGACAGGTAAAAGTACTACTGTTGTTGCCTACCTTTTACATTACGCTATCTTCAATGACAGTGTTAATATTGGTATACTCGCTAACAAAGCTTCAACTGCAAGGGAATTACTCGGTAGATTACAATTAGCATATGAGAATTTACCTAAATGGATGCAACATGGTATTCTTGTATGGAACAAAGGTAATGTGGAGTTAGAAAATGGATCTAAAATATTGGCTGCGTCTACTTCTGCTAGTGCTGTTAGGGGTATGTCTTTCAATATTCTTTTCTTGGATGAGTTTGCTTTCGTTCCTAACCATGTTGCAGAACAGTTTTTTGCTTCTGTTTATCCTACTATTACTTCTGGTAAATCAACGAAGGTCATAATTATATCCACACCTAATGGTATGAACCACTTCTATAAGATGTGGGAGGATGCTAGAAATGGTAAGAATGGATATGTTACGAATGAAGTACATTGGTCACAAGTACCAGGCAGAGATGCTAAATGGAAAGAGGAGACATTAAAGAATACATCTAAAAGACAGTTTGCTCAAGAGTTTGAGTGTGACTTTCTTGGGTCTGCTGATACATTGATATCACCAGCAAAATTACAAGCAATACCATTTGAGGATCCAATACAAAGCAATGCAGGACTTGACGTATACGAAAGAGCTAAAGAAGGTCACGAATATATTATTACTGTTGACGTTGCCAGAGGTATCGGTGGCGACTACAGTGCTTTCATCGTGTTTGATATTACCACACTACCGTATAAAATCGTGGCCAAGTACAGAGATAATGAAATTAAACCTGTACTGTTTCCATCGGTAATCTTACAAGTAGCAAAAGAATATAGATTTCCATACATCCTAGTAGAGGTAAATGATATAGGAGATAGTATAGCAGCAACATTAAACTATGACCTTGAGTATCCTAACGTACTCATGTGTGCTATGAGAGGTAGAGCAGGACAAATAGTAGGACAAGGATTCTCAGGTAACAAGACACAGTTAGGTGTGAAGATGAGTATTACTGTCAAAAAAATGGGTTGCTCTAATCTAAAAGCATTACTAGAAGACGATAAACTTACATTTAAAGACTTTGATATACTAAGAGAACTTACTACATTCATACAAAGAAAGCAGTCATGGGAGGCTGATGATGGTTATCATGATGACCTTGTAATGTGTATGGTATTGTTCTCATGGTTAGTCATGCAAGACTACTTCAAAGAGATGACTGATCAAGATGTAAGAAGAAGAATTTATGAAGAACAAAGAAACCAAATAGAGCAAGACATGGCTCCTTTTGGGTTTGTTGATGATGGTTTAGGAGAAGATACATTTATAGATGGTGAGGGAAACCTTTGGGAATACGGGAGTTCCGAGGTTGACGTGGAATACATGTGGAATTACTAGGGGATTTGCAAGTCCCCTGAGACTTTTAAATTGCTAAGACTTTGATAATTCTAAATAATTAGAGATAAATTGGAAATTATCAGAGGAGAAAAACATGGCAAGTCAAGTCTCGCCTGGTGTAGTTCTTAGAGAACGTGACCTAACAAACGCAACAATCGTTGGAGATTCAGCTCTTACAGCTGCTATCGTTAGTTCATTTCAAAAAGGACCTATTGATCAGATTGTAAACATCGCCGATCAAAAATCACTCATCAGCGTTTTTGGTACACCCAAAGAAGAGAATGCAGAAGATTGGTTGGTGGCTTCAGAATTTTTAGGTTATGGCGGTAGACTCGCTGTAGTACGTGCTTCTAGTGGAGTAACAAACGCTGCTAACGGTGGTGGTACTCTCATTAAAAATGACGCAGCATGGGAATCTGGTGTTGGTAACACTAAGATATTTGCTGCACGTTCTGCTGGAACATGGGGTAATGGAATTAAGGTAGTTGTAGTTGATCGTGGTGCTGACCAGATCATTACACTTGCTTCTGCACCATCTAACCCTCCTTCTGCTGGAGACACAGTTACATTTAATGTAAGTGGTGTTGCTAAGAGTGCTGAACTAGTTGACATAAGCGGACTAGATTACACAGTTGTTCTTGACGATCCAACAGTTCTAATCTCTGACTCTGATAACATAGAAGGAACAACTATCAACGCTGGTAACGCTGGTGCTGATATCAATATTGCATCAGTTAAGGATGCATACACAAATACATCTATAGGTTCAACAGGATTGAAACTATCTGCTATAGGACCTCGTCCTGGTACTTCATCTTTCGCATCTGACAGAGGTGTTGGATATGATGAGGTTCATGTTGGTGTTATTGACACAACAGGAGATGTATCTGGTGCTGCTAATACAGTTTTAGAAAGATTTACTTTCCTTTCCAAGATATCTGACGCTAAGAGTCCTGAAGGTAGTTCACTATACTACAAGGATATCATTAACGAACAAGCACAGTTTATTTTCAGTGGTGCTGCTGTTGGTAGTTTGTTTGAACCAAACAGTACAGGTGGAGGTAAAGCATGGGGTGTTGCATCATCTACTCTTGCTTCTGGTGACTTCTTCCAACTCTCAGGTGGAAACGAAACTGACCTAAGTGGTGGTACAGATGACTATGCATATACTGCTGGTGAAGTTACTGCTGGTTATGATCTATTTTTAGACACAGAAGAAACAGAGGTTGACTTTGTTCTTATGGGTGGATCAATGGGAACTGAAGCAGATACTAAAACAAAAGCACAGAAAGCAGTTGCTATTGCTGCTGCAAGAAAAGACTGTGTAGCATTTGTTTCTGCATTCAAAGGTAACCAAGTTGGATCAGGTGGATCTGCTCTTACTGCATCACAACAGAAGACAAAGACACTTAACTTCTTCAACACTATCACTTCAACATCATATGCTGTTTTAGATAGTGGTTACAAGTACATGTATGATCGTTTTAACGACAAGTATCGCTACGTAGCATGTAATGGTGACGTTGCTGGTTTATGTGTTAACACTTCTACAACAGTTGCTGATTGGATTTCACCCGCAGGTTTAGCACGTGGTGGAGTTCGTAACGTAGTTAAGTTAGCATACAATCCTAACAAGGCAGATAGAGATGAACTCTATCAAAACAGAATTAACCCTATCGTAAGTTTCCCAGGAACAGGTGCTGTACTGTTTGGTGACAAGACTGCTCTTGCATCACCTTCCGCATTTGATAGGATTAATGTTCGTCGTCTATTCCTTAACATTGAGTCTAGAGTTGAAGCACTTGCTAAGAGTGTTCTATTTGAACTTAATGACGAGGTTACTCGTACTGGATTCCTTTCAAATATTAATTCATATTTGAATGACATCGTTGCACAGCAGGGTATCACTGACTTTTTAGTTGTTTGTGACACATCAAACAACACACCAGCAGTTATTGATCGTAACGAATTTGTTGCGGAACTATTCATTAAACCTGCCCGTTCCATCAACTATGTAACAGTAACATTTACTGCTACTAGAACTGGTGTATCGTTCAGTGAAGTCATTGGACGCTAATTCGTTAAATATATAAGAAGAGGACATTAAAACAATGGCAATTACAAGCA